CATAGCGTCTCCACAGAGACTCGGCCACTCGCAGCAAAATCATAGAGAGGAATTTGTGAGCCGCGAGGCCTCAACAGCTCATCAAAGTTATCAGTAATCGACTTGCACACGGTAAGCTCTTCTTTAAAGCTGTATTGTAAACGCTGTATTTTAGAAGTCCAAAGAGTGTATGCCTCTTCAGACATATTTCCGATCCATTCGTTTCCAGAGAGCAGGTTTGCTAAAAAATATTCAATTACTGTTTTCTTTTTAACATAACGACGAGCCAATTTTTCAAAAAAGTAACGATCGCGACGAGCCTGAAAGGTGCTCTCCTTTAAACGCGGACCCTTAAAGTTAAACTTAAACGCGTCATAGTTGCCCTCACTAAAGTGCAACTTCATAGCCATATAGATTGACCACGTTTCAAAGCCTGAGACTCGTACGTCCTGAATTATCATGCAAATAGCGAAGCGCTTCTAGGCAACAAGTTATTACGTTGTGCCTCAGCTTCAAGTTTTTCTTTTAGGCTGCCAACTACAAGTTTTGAAATGTCGTCTGGATCAATTGTATAGTCGTCGCAGTAGTCAATGATTGCTTCAAGATATCCTATTGATTTAAGGCGCACTCGACGCTCGATTTCAAGAGCAAACTCTTGTTTTGTTAAGATTTTTACGGGTAATTCTTCAGACATATTATATTTTGTGTTCAACTACTTTTAAGATTATTGTTTGTTCATTTATGCGACCATTTGCGGGTTTTTTCTTAACAGTCAAGTTTACAAACAACTTGTCAAGTTGCTTTGGCGTAGAACTTAAAATGTTATTTAGAGTTTCTTTGGGTTTGCGAAGAGTCGCTACAAAGCTGCTTGAAGCGTCATAGCCCTTTAGTGAAGTTCCTTTTATTTCAAACCCGGCGGCGCCAGAGGCAATATAGACACTTAGTGCACGTGTTTTTGTATTAAAGAGGTAGAGTCTCTGAGAAGTTGGAATGCGAGTTGGCGAAACAGAATCGAGACTCCAGTCAGCAGAGTGTTGCTGATACTTTAGTTTAGATACCTGCTTGCTGGCGTCCTTAACCTTTTTCTTACGAGGCTTGCGAGTAGAGTTTTTAATCTTAGCGTGGTTTCGAACGTCGCCAATCATGCTCTCTAGAGACTTTACAATTTTACGAAGTTCTGGCTTTGACAAGTATGAATATCCCTCGACAAGTTGCTCGTCCGTGCGCTGCAACGCCCCGTTATACTCTTCATAGTTTTTTTCTAGCCAGTCAAGTATAGTCTTGCAGCCTTGTGCAGGAATCTTAGAGTCCCTTAAAGCAGTTGACATATTAAAGGATGCGTTTCCAGAGCGGGTGGCGGCCCACTGATCAAGGCAGTCTTCAAGCGGCGAAACAATCTCTTTGTGTACTCTTTCACGTATGCGGTCAAGCGGACTAGGAGTTGGGGCTTTAACCTTTGTGACGTCGCCGTCATCCACAGGTGAACTCGCCCGTAAAAGTGTAATTGCACGCTTTAATTCGTAGTGGACAACAGACGCGTCATCCTTTGGGACTGGCGGCTCGTCATGAAATGGAAGAGTCGCAAAATATTCAGTTGTCTGTGGATGTATGCTTGGCATTCCACGCGTCAAGCACCTCACTAGTTTACCAACTGTGCTTGGTAAAACGTTTGGGTTTGCCTCTTTGATTGCGGCGACGTCATCCTTGTTATAACCGTTGCTCTTCATCCAATCAAGCACGAGTGGCTTCATTGCTGCAGTATCCAAGTAGTAGTTATAAAACCCAAGAGCACGGGCCCGTGTCTTATAAAACTTTTCGACTGGCCAGGTTTCCCAGCCATTCCATTCTGGTTCGTCGCCTGTCCATTTCGCGTCAGGCGCGATTACTCTTCCAGCTTTAAATGCGTTACTCATTTGTTTCGAAAATTGAAATTATTCTAGAAATTTTAAACGATCTCCAACCATCCGCTTCAAGGTCATACACTCGAAGCGCGTCGCTCTCTGGATCAATCTTAACAGCTGATTCTTTTAATGGAGTAGGAAGCAGCCGAGGTTGCAGCGTACACTTCATGTCTCGCAGGCTGCCGTCCACTTTTGTAAAGGTGACGAGCGCCACTCCAGTTTGAAGTTGCTCCAGTATTTTTTCTTTATCAAAACTATTGTTTGCCATAGGACTATTATACACAGATTTATCAAAATGTAAACGCTAAAGTTTAATAAGTTTTACAACGGTAACTATCAGCTTGCATTTCGAGTTCACGAATTTTGCATAGAGCGCTTTCATAAGAAGCTCTCAAGCCGTCAACCTCTGATTCACGTTGGTAGGTTATAAGCCAAAGTAAGTCTGTTGTGGTTTTTATGGGCTTTATGTTTCCGTGGTATCCGGCTTCGTGACCATTAGAGCCATAGTCGTTTTCCAAGATATGCCACATAATCCAACCTTCTGGGTCAAAGAAACTTATAACAGTTTCAATTGATGACCAGATTGCATTTTGTAGTCGTCCCTCAACTTCGAGGCATCCTGCTGCTCGCGCCGCGTCACACGCATCGCTGAGTTCTCGATACTCGCTGAGAAGTTTGTCTAGCTGTTGTAGTGTCAATGCACTCATGTTAAACCTTCCACGCTGCCAACGTATGCTTAAACGGCTCCCCTTCAATCTCTTTAACTGCTCGAAGCATCTCTGCTGCGACTTCACGAATCTCAACCTGTGCGTGCTCTGAGTGTCTCAGCTTTAGAAAATTTGCGAAGCTTCGCATATTAAACATCACGTCACTTTGAATCTGACTGTTGTATGCCTTAAAGAATCGAGCGCTTTCTTTTGCTCGCTTGCGTCCAAGAAGCGGAGTAAGATTTTCTAAAGCTTCGTGATAGAGCAAGTTTCCAGTTTCAGAATAGTGTACGAGTTTGGCTTGCCACATCGTTGGCCAATCATCAGGAACAAAGTATTTGTCTTCTTGTAGTTCTTTGTATCGAGCGCTCTCGGCGTTGATGCTTGCGATGCGATGCTTGAGCAGATGAATATGTGACGCGATGTCAGTGTCAACAAGAAAGTGTACCATAGCCTTTTCGAACGGAGTCTCGTGACCGTTTGACCACAACATATTGATAAGGTTTGGAATTCTAGTCCGCTTGTCTTCGTTTAGTTCGCGTGAAGTGCTTGTCCAGGCGCTGCATGCAATTGTTTCGTCTGAGCCATAGTGGCCAATAAGTTCAATTCGATTTTTCATAAATTTTACCAGGAAGATTGATAGAAGAGTCGTTCGGTGTCCCAATCAGTATAGTCAATCAAGCCCGAAATGATTTTGATGCTGTTTTCAACGTTGTTCCAATAGCTGTCATCGACAGTGGTTGATCCCCAAAAGAAACCTTGTGTAGGAGGCATTTTAGTAGGGTCCTTTAGGGCATGAGTCGCTTCAAGAGTTTCAAGGCATTCAAAAAGAGAGTCTTGACTAACCTCGTAGGTGCCACAGTTATCAATTCCACATTGAACGTGTGTGACAAACCATTGATGCAGCGCGTTAAACTTACGCCAGTATGCAGTCTGCTTAAAAAGCGAGTAGTAATCAGGAGCGGTGTCTGGATATGGTCGGTGCAGCGGCTCAAACTCTGCAAGTGCAGGGTCTCCAGGCTTTGCACCGACTTCAAGACTGTTCAACTCTTTGAGTGAGTGAGAGGTCTTCTTAACTTTGAAAATATACATGTCGAGTCCCATATGTGTGTCTGTTTGTGTTGTTTAGTACCAAAAATCTTCGTCTTTTACTGCGATCCAAACTATAGTGCAGACTGCTAGTGTTGCTAGTATTCCAAAAATTATTATTGTTGTCCACATAAGTTTAGTCTTCGTCACCGCAAGCTTCTCTTAGTTTTCTTGCTGCAAGTTCATACACTTCAAAAAAGTCTTCACGATTTTGCTTGGAGAGATTGAGTACCCTCTCACCCACAGTTTTTAGATCAGTGCAATCCTCACTAGAGTCATATTCAACATCAGCTACGACCATACACAACTCTTCATTATTAAACGAAGACACACCTATCAAACAGTTGTCTTTTTTAAGGCGTGTATTATTATCAACGTATTCCCATCCATCAGCAAGATACTCTTCTAGTTTGCGATAGTATTGGTTTGGGTAGTATTGTACGATGCTGAGTCTGCGATGTACATCAGCAGGAGGTTTGCCTATGTATACTGGAGGACGCGCTCCTATGTTGTTGATTCTAATCTTCATAGTTCGGTTTTGGAATGTCATTATTGAAGAGTTCCCGCCAATCATTTACTGCTTTTCTTTCTTCTGAGAAGCCATTTCGCTCAGGCATAAAGGAGAAGTTATCTGAATGATAAGCTAAAGCATGGTAGAGTGCATGACCTCTTTCAGCAAGTTTGACATTAAGTTCTCCAACAGGTTCACAGCAATAGCATGATCCTTGAAGGCCGCTACGCAGTCTCGCATTTTCAGCCTTTAGAGAGTCTATCTCTTGATGCAACTCAGCGAATCTGCTGTCGAGTACTTCACGCAATGCGTCTAGTCTGTTCATGTTATGCTCCTGGTTTTGATCCAACTACGATTTGAGATTCGAAAGATTCGTCACAAAATTCAAAGCTCATCACGTCTCCGAATGGTCCTTCTTCGATGTTAGAAAATTCTACTTCATCAACCGAAATCCAACCATGCTGTCCAGCGCGAACCCAAGTTTTTTGTTTTATATTCATGCGTATTCGAGTGTGTCATTAACGTGTTGGACCTCTTCCCATCCAACCATCTTACATTTATAGAGTGTCCCGTTGATGCCAACTACGTCTCCGCGAGAGAGCGAGTGTAGCTTTGCGTCAGCGAATGTCTGACGTACAAACATCTGCTCAGCGTCAAGAAAACTTTCTGGAGCATTTGTCGCTTCAAACAACCATTCAAGCATGTCATCGGCTCGCATGCAGCGAAACGTGATGTGGCGTTGGCGATCGTCAGCATCATCGACAAATCGATTGTTGAGGCTGCGATAGAGTGAAACTGTGGCTACTGCTGAGGTAATATCGGTGGTGGTCATATTGTTGCTTACATGGTTATTATACCATAAAACCCGCGGAAAGTACACAACTTTTTTCAAGAAAGTGCACTTTTTTCACATTTTTATGCCCTCGGGAGGCATTTTAGTCAATTCCAGGTCCTGGCCTGAGGCGGGTGAGATATGGGAAGCGCGGGATGCCATCCGGAGTCAGGTTGAAATAGGTGCATGTAGCAAATGTTCCGCGAAGCCGCTCTGCGTCCTTTAAGAGCTCCTTCAAAAAAGCATGAGTGCCTTTGATGTTGCTTCTAAACGTTTTGCCATCTTCTCTTTGTAAGACTGCATAGCCAGCCATGCCGCTCTTGTTTCCGTTGCCTTCACAAATTTCAACGATGCGATACTCACCATCCTGAAACTCTTTGCGCTTGAGCAGCGTGTCGCTGCGCTTGCACTCGTATGGCGCGTCAACTCGAACCATTTGGCCTTCATAACCATCTTGCAAGTAGCCTTCATAGATTGCGTCAAGGGCAATCTCGTCGCATACCATGGTTGTAGGCACACTCACAATAATGTTTGGGTTTAGATTAAACGCGTTTGTGTAATACGCTGCCTGAGAGCATCGGGCAGAAAACTTTCTACTGGAATCGACGGTGTCATACCACCAAAACTGTATCTTATCAGCACACTCTTGCAAGTCTGCTGCGGTCGGTTTGGTTTTTTTCACGAGACTGCAGATGCTATTAAAGTCATCCTTGTATTTGTGAGTGTAGAGCTCTCCGTCAAGCACCAAATCTGGATGCGCCTTAAAGAGTGGCGCGAGTTCTTCCAAGATATGAGGAATCGTGACCCAAGGCTTGCCGTTTCGAGTAGTCGCGCCATTCGCGGTAATTACTGCACGCAGACCATCAAGCTTAGGCTGACTGTAAACTGGATAGGCGACACGACTCTTTCGATCCTCCCACTTTTTAGCAAGCATTGGCTCGACATAGAGGCTGCGATCAATGTCAGAGATAGACTCGAAGCAGCCACTTTCCTTTTTCTTTTTCCAGAGTGCCTGTGCCTCGAAAAGCGCTTGAGCTGTGATGTCGCGCTCATTGGCTCGGCCGACATTGGTGGCTTCACATGTGGTCCACAGTGTGGTCACAATCTTGCCTCCGACCTTGCCATGATGGGTACGACAGCGACCATCTTCGATTTCAATCGTCCATTCTTGTATGCTTCCAGTCGAGGTACGACTGTATAGTGTAGGCAGTTTCATACGATACAAAGTTGAAGTTTAGCGCATGCCACGAACATATTCCTTTTCACGAAGCTTATGATAGATGCGTTCAAGTGTCTTCATACCGGTGTGAGTGCATACAATCCAACCGTCTGGCTGACGAGTAAACGTCCAAGCTGCTCCGATGCCAAAGCGACCGCGCTTTGTGAAGATGCCAAGTGCCTCGGCTGGGGTACGGGCGAGAACCGTAACTTCTTCGCCAGTTTTTGTCTTTACGATGTATTCTTTGTCCATATTTGTGTATTTTGAGAGATTAGAGAGAATAGACTCGACTGTATTTACTCTTGCAGATGACTTCACCTGCAAACTGTCCGCCGAGATAGCGAACACGAAGCGTGCCGGCAGGTGTGTTTTCGACTCGCTGCATAAGACATGCTTTTTCATGATTTGCAGTTTTGTAAAGTCCACCAACAGGAATCGCACTCAAAGGCCACTGCATTTTTCGTGGAGTTGCCTTGATTGGTTTGAAGAGATGATGAAAGCGAACTGGAGTGGGGGACCAGCCAGAATGTTTGAGAACTTCAAGCACAACGAGCGGTTCATACCACTGCTCTTGAATGATATCAGCGACCCGATAGAGAGTGATGTTGTCATCAAAGTTGCTGTCTTTGATGATGTCTCCAATACGAACGTCTTGTTCGGAGATATGGGCTTCATAGTCAGTGAGGGCAAGTTCTGCCGCCTCTGCTAATGTGGCTGAGTATTCTTCGGGACTGACTTCTGAGGCGTAGTAGGTGGTGGTCATATTGTTGCTTACATGGTTATTATACCATAAATCCCACAGAAAGTACACAACTTTTTTCAAAAAAGTGAAAAAAGGCCCCGAAGTTAAGCCCCGTATACAGAAATTGACTTCCCGGGGACGGTTTTAGGGCCTTCCGGGGCTATAATTGAGGGATATCTCTCCTCAAATATTGATAAAGCTCAAGAGTCTTGTGTATGTCATACGATGCGTCATGCGCCGCGGCCTCGTCCCAACCAAGTTCTGCGCACTGACAGAGTGTGCCAAGCTTGAAATTAGGAAGTGCTCCACGAACCCGCATAGTCATCCACGCTGCGGCTTGCATTACACAAATTGGTGGGTTCCAAAACCAACTGCCAAAATAGTTGTCTCCGTTCTTTTCAAAAAACGCACGAATAAAGTCAGCATCAAACTTTGCGTTATAGGCAACAAAATGAAGTTTGTCCAGTTTGTTAAAGCGATCACAGTGTCGCTCAAGTAGTGAGTTTAAGCCGGCATAAGCCTCGCGCGGTGTAAGTGGCAAGGCAGACAAACTTTCTGCCGTCATGCCAGTCTTTACGAGCGCTTCTGGGTCTGCAGTATCAAGCGTAAAAGGACAAAATCTATAGTCGACCGACTCAAGTATGTTTAAGTTTGCGTCAGTTATGATTCCACTAATTTGAAAAATATCATGCAACCGAGTGTCAAGCCCGGTTGTTTCAACGTCTAGAAAAAAGTGTTTGTATCCAGGATATTTAGAGCTCATGTATTGTATGTAGTAATAGTTTAGTGTTCAGCGGCGTATAGCATGCCGTCTCCGCCTCTAAAAACGTAGCCACGAACATATTGCGGAGACGAACTAAACCCGTGATCGACTGGCGTAACGTTTGGTGCCAAACGAGTGCCA